GCCAACTATGGATACCGACGAAATGCGTCCCATAGTTAGTTACGTGATGAATGACTTGTTTAATACCGTTAAACCATTTAATCACAACCTGCAAAAACTTAGTGTAGAACAAGTTTTCACAGGTGTAGAATCGGAACCATACGTAGATGGTTTAGAATTGTCAACTTCCCCAGGTTATCCTTGGACACTGAAACCAGTGCCAGGGTTACCTGGTAAGCGACGTTTTGTGGGCCCGGATCCGAATAATTTCAACTTCGATAATCCACATTATCGAGAATTACGAAGTCGTTTGGACGTTCTCGAGAAGCGTATGCGTTTAGGCGAAGTGCCTCAATTCTTATGGATTTTCTCATTGAAAGATGAATTACAATCTAAAAAGAAACGAGGTGAAAGGAGAACTAGAGCCTTTCAAACTCCTTCCATTGAGTACACTATTTTGTTTTGTCAACATTTTAAGAGGTTGATTGCACTATTTATGAAAAAGCGTCATGAAACTGGTATGATGGTAGGCATTAACACGTTTAGTCCAGAATGGGGTGCTATGGCCAAAGATTTGAGACCAGAGGAACCCGATTCGGAGGAGATTATTCCAGGTGATTGGGTCAAATTTGATTCTAGTCAATTAGAAGAAGTCTTGAATTTCATTGGAGTAGGTATTGAGGGCTTTTTCAACGACAAGACCGATGAGAAGATACGAAGGATATTATGGCGTGCATTTACGCGCGCTTACATCCTATTCGGGTCTGATATTTATCAGTGGACTGGAGGTTTACCTTCAGGACATCCGATGACGACTTTAATCAATTGCATTTATTGCTTAGTGTTGATTCACTTTGCTTTTTACAAGTTGACTGGTCAATATATATCACCACTTATGAGTTCCAAGAAGAACGCTTCAGTGAAAGTATATGGTGACGATCATACGATTAAAGTAGCCCGGCCTTACCGACCTTTGTTTGATGGTGTGAAACTCTCTGAGTTTTATGCTAATTATAATTTAGGCTATACGGGAGCTGATAAAGGAGCTCCTAGACCATTTGAAGGTTTAAAAAATACAACTTTTTTAAAGCGTTCATTTGTGTATGATGAAGACGCACATTATTGGATGTGCCCCATCGAGTTAGATACGTTATTAGAAACGATCCAATGGACCAAGAAGGGACCTTTCATTGAGGATATTCCTCGCGATAAGGTTGACACTTTTATGCACGAACTTTCTATGCATCCCGCAGAAGTTTTTGAATATTGGTCTGGATTGGTGATTGATGCATCCCGCATCCATCTTAACCACACCCCACTTGTCACCGATCAACGCGAATTGCGCAAGATCGTGAGACATTGGGGCAACTGACTCCTACAACCGACAACCAAAGTCGTTAAAATAACCTGGTTTCATTGGTTACCAGGGTGTGTTATACAATTCTCAGG